CCATACATTCACCCGCGCCTGGCTGCGGTGGAGCATTCAGGCGATGAGAACCACCCTGTGCAGCACTCGATCCGGGTGACCTTTGGCTGAGATCGATGCCTGGTTTCCCGAAAAGCTCAAGATCCTGTTCCAGCCTGCCCGCACCAAGTGCGTCAGAGGCGGGCGCGGCTCGGGCAAGAGTTGGGGATTCGCTCGGGCGCTGCTGATCCAGGGGTCGACCAGGCCGATGCGGGTGCTTTGCACGCGGGAAGTGCAGAAGAGCATTCAGCAGTCGGTGCACCAGCTGCTGCGCGACCAGATCGAGGCGCTGGGCCTGTCGGCGTTCTACGAGGTGCTGGCCACCGAGATCCGGGGCAAGAACGGCACGCAGTTCTTTTTCAGCGGCTTGAGCGACCAGACGGCTGAGAGCCTGAAATCTTTCGAAGGCGTGGACGTGTGCTGGTGCGAGGAAGCGCAGGCGATCAGCAAGCGGTCGTGGGACATCTTGATCCCGACGATTCGCAAGGATGACTCGGAGATCTGGATCAGCTTTAACCCGCAGCTCGAGAGTGACGAGACTTACCGGCGGTTCGTGAGTGCGCCGCCGCCAGATTGCGTCAGCATCGAGATGAACTACGAGGACAACCGGCGCTTCCCGAAAGTGCTGGAGGCCGAGCGGCTGCACGCCGAGGCGACGATGAAGCGCGAGGACTATGCGCACATCTGGGAAGGCAAGTGCAAGCCGGCGGTCGAGGGCGCGATCTACTTTGACCAGATGTCGCAGGCGGGCAGCAGGATCGGCGCGGTGCCGCACGACCCGCTGCTCAAGACGCATGCGGTGTGGGACTTGGGCTACAACGACTCGATGTCGATCATCCTGGCGCAGAAGGTGGCCAGCGAGATCCGCATCGTCCATTACATCGAGGGCAACCAGCGCACGCTGGCCGACTACAGCGCCGAGTTGCGCGCGCTGACGCTGGACGGCCAGCCGATCAACTGGGGCCACCATTACCTGCCGCACGACGGGTTTGCCAAGCGGCACCAGACAGGCAAGCAGGACGCAGAGGTGCTGGGCGGGTTTGGCTGGACGATCCAGCGCACGCCAAGCATGGATGTGGAGCAGGGCATCAAGCGAGCCCGCGACGCGTTCAGCCGCATCTACTTCAACAAGGACCGCTCGGCCAGGCTGCTGGAGTGCTTGAAGCGCTACCGGCGCCAGATCAACGGCACGACCAACGAACCCGGCGCGCCAGTGCATGACGAGTTCAGCCACGGCGCGGATGCGTTCCGCTACCTGGCGCTGTGCGTAGACCAGATGAGCAATGACGAATACGGCGGCAAGTTGAAGTACCCAAAGCTGGCCTACGCCTAGGACCGCAATGACAGAACGCATGACGGAAGACACGCTGCGCGCGATCACCGATCAGGAGATGCGCGCCGCCGTGGGCTTTTTCAGCGGCAAGCTGGCCCAGCAGCGGCAGAAGGCTATGGTGTACTACCTCGCCGAGGCCAAGCTCGACCTGGCCCCGCCCGAGGTCGAAGGCAGGTCGTCAGTGATCTCGCCTGACGTGCGCAACACCATCGAGTCGATGCTGCCGCAGCTGATGGTCAAGTTCTCGGGCTCCGACAGGATTGTCGAGTTCGAGGCGCAGAAGCAGGGCGACGAGGACAAGGCCGAGCAGGCCACCGATTACGTCAACCACATCTTCCACGTCAAGAACCTCGGCGAGCGCATCACCTATGTCTGGATGAAGGACGCCTTGCTGAGCAAGAACGGCATCGTCAAGGTGTGGTGGGACACGCGCAGCGAGGAAAAGCGCGAGGAATACAAGGGCCTGTCTGACGTCGAGCTGTCGCAGCTGATGGACGACGAAGAGATCGAGGTCACCGAGCAGAAAGCCTACCCCGACGAAGAGGACGCCGAGAAGCGCCAGCAAGCGGTCGAGCAAATGACGCAGCAGTTGCAGCAGGCGATGCAGGCCGCGCAGCAAGCCCAGCCGCAAGGCGCTGGACCGGGTCAGCCGCCCGGCCAGCCACCCGGCCAACCACCTGGGCCGCCGCCAGCGATGCAGGCCGCGCAGCAGCTGCAGGCGCAGATCGAGCATGTGCAGAGCATGCCGCCGGTGATGCTGTACGACGTGGTGTGCAAGCGCACCAAGGCCGGCGGGCGGGTCTGCATCGAGAACGTGCCGCCCGAGGAATTCATCATCAGCCGCAAGGCCAAGACGATTGCCGATGCGTCTTTCGTCGGCCACCGCATCGCGCGCTCGATGAGTGAGCTGAAGTCGATGGGTTACGAGAACATCGACAACATCACCGGCGACGACCAGTCGATGCAGTTCAACATGGAACGTATCGAGCGCTTGGGCTGGGACGACGAGATGGCGTTCCTGAACGCCGACACGCAGACCACCGCCGACGCCTCGCAGCGCATGGTGTGGGTCACCGAGTGCTATGTGCGCGTCGATTTCGACGGCGACGGCATCAGCGAGCTGCGCAAAGTGGTGCGCGCGGGCAACCAGATCTTGGAAAACGAGATCGTGGACTGCGCGCCGTTCATTAGCATCACGCCTGTGCCGATGCCGCACAAGTTCTTCGGGCTGAGCATTGCCGACCTGGCGCTCGAGGGTCAGCGCACCAAGACCGCGATTCTGCGCGGCATGCTCGACAACATGTACTTGAGCATCAACGGCCGCACATTTGCGGTCGATGGCCAGGTCAACCTCGACGACCTGCTGGCCTCGCGCCCTGGCGGCGTGGTGCGCATCAAGCAGCCGGGCGCGGTGGGCATGCTCGACCAGGGCCGCGGAGACAGCCAGCTCGGCATGGCGATGATGGAGCAGATGCAGGGGTTTTTGGAGGACTCGACCGGCTGGAGCCGCAACAGCGCCGGCACAGACGCCAACGCGCTGAACCAGCCGGTGACCGCCACTCAGGCTCAGATCGTGACCAACAAGGCCGACATGCGTGTCGACCTGATCGCTCGCAACTTTGCCGAAGGGTTTCGCGAGCTGTTCAGGATGATCCTGAAGCTGGTGAGCCAGTACGGCGCCAAAGAGGACGTGGTCAAGCTGCGCGGCGAGTGGGTGTCGGTCGCGCCGCGTGACTGGCGCAATGGGTTCGAGGTGAGCGTCAACGTCGGCCTGGGCACCGGCAACAAAGACCAGCAGGTGCAGTTTTTGATGGCGCTGCGCCAGCAGCAGGACATTGGGCTGCAGCAGGGCACGGCGACGCCCGAGAACGTTTATCAGGCGCAGGCCGAGCTGGTCAAGGCGCTGGGCTTCAAGAGCGCAGAGAAATTCTTCACAGACCCCGCCAAGTCTCCACCAAAGCAGCAGCAGCCTGGCCCGATGGACATCGAGCGAATGAAGGCTCAGATGACGCAGCAGACGGCCCAGATGCAGGCGCAACTCAAGTCGCAGGGCGACACGCAGGCCAAGCAAGCCGAATTGGCGCTAGAGCGTGAGCGCATGCAGATGCAGGCGCAGGTTGACACGCACCGGCAACAGGTCGAAGCGCAGCAGAAAGCCCTAGAGGCGCAGTCTGCCGAGCGCCTGGAACAGATCAAGGTTCAGTCGCAGATGCAACTGGAGCAGTTCAAGGCGCAGATGCAGCAAGAGACGGCGATTGCGGTGGCCAAAATAAATGCCGAGGCGGTGGTGGTGCGCGCGCAGCTGCAGGCCAGCGCGACGCCGGCGATCGCAACGCCGAGCATGGACGCCGCAGCCGACGAGGTGGTCAATGACGACGCTTGACCAACGATTGCACCTGGGCCAGCAGGCCAAGGATTTGCTGGACAACGTGGCGTTCATCGCCGCGTTCGAGGCCACAGAAAAGGAAGTGATCGATCAATGGACGAACTCACCGGCAAGGGATCAGGAAGGCCGCGAAAAATTGTGGCAATACCTGATGCTGCTGCGCAAAGTGCGGGCGAACCTGCAGACCACGCTCGAGACGGGCAAGCTGGCGCAGCTGGAGCTGTCGCACAGGCGCACGCTGATGGACCGGGCGCGGGACTGGGTGGCCTGAGCGCCTGGTTGGATTTTCAAGCGCAGATTTTGAAGGTGATCAACACCAACGGCTGGGACCACATCAGCGCGGCCAGCTACCCAGCGCCGCCGACCGATGAGATTGTGGGCTTCTACCGCGTGCCGGTGAGCGACGGACCTGCCGGCTACCGCACCAAGTACGGCGACGACAGATTGATTTGACAAGCGTTGGTCAGCCGCCTAGTAGCTGATCGTTGTGCCTAACGCAGTGATGCGCCGGCAAAGGACTGAAATTGGACAATCAGGCAACTGAACCCAGCGCAGCACTGAACACGGCCGAGGCCGGCAACGTCTTTGCGGCGCTGCTCGACCCGGAGGCGATCAAGCCCGAGGCCGACGAGCCCGAGGCTGCAGCGGCCCAGCCAGAGGCCCCGCCCGAGGACGACGGCGAGCGCATCCCGGTGGTGGTCGATGGCAAGACGGTCGAGCTGACCAAGGCCGAGATCGCCGATGCGTACAAAAACGGCCTGCGCCAGTCAGACTACACCAAGAAGACTATGGCAACGGCTGATGCGACACGCGCAGCCGAGGCCGAACAAGCCAAGGCTCGCGCAGACCGCGACGTCTACGCGCAGAACCTGCACCGCTTTCAAGCGCAACTTGAGGGCGCATTGCAGGAGCAGCAAAAAGTTGACATGGCGGCTCTGCTCGAGAGCGATCCGGTCGAATACCTGCGGCAGACGCACCTGGCGCAAGCCAGACAAGCCCAGCTGCAGCAGGTCTACACCGAGCGGCAACGAGTGGGCCACATGCAGCAGGCCGAAGCCCAAGAGGCGTATGCGGGCCATCTCCAATCGCAGCAGCAAGAGCTCCTTGCCAAGCTGCCGGAGTGGCGCGACGCGAAGCGGGCCGAGACCGAACGGGCGGCGATCCGGGCGTTTCTCACCGAGCAGGGCTTTGACGCCGCTGCGGTGAACAGCGTGTCGGACTCGAAGACGGTGGTCATCGCCCGCAAAGCCATGCTCTACGACCAAATGATGAGCAAGGCCCAGGCCGCGGCGAAGAAAGTCTCGACGTTGCCCACCAAGGTCGAGCGCCCAGGCGTTGGCAACGTCGAAGGCCTAGACCGCAGAACCTCTGCATTCCAAAAACTCGGCAAATCCGGTCGCGTCGATGACGCTGCTGCGGTGTTTGCCGGTCTCATCTAAACCACCTAACGCCGCGAGGCGCAGGAGTATCCGAAATGGCTGTCCCTACCAATACCCTCGTGTCATCGTCGCTCTTGAGCGTGAGCAACCGCGAAGACCTCTCAGACATCATCTACCGCATCAGCCCGACGCAGACCCCGGTGCTGAACTTGGCGAGCAAAGCCAAGGCGACCAACACCAAGCACGAATGGCAAGTGCAAGACCTGGCATCTGCCGCGTCGAACGCACAGGCCGAGGGCGACACCATCGCCGCCAAGTCGGTCACCGTGCCCGTGCGCTTGAACAACAACACCCAGATCAGCGCCAAGGTGGTGTCTGTCTCGGGCACCCAGCAGGCGGTGACATCGGCCGGCTGGAAAGAGGCGATGGGCTACCAGATGGGCCTGGCGAGCTTGGAGATCAAGCGCGACATGGAGAACGATCTGACGCAGGCGTCGGTGACGGCAACGTCACCGCGGGCCTCGCGTGGCCTGCGTGGCTGGTGCGTGGACAACGTCAACCACAACTCGTCCACGCTGGCGTCCTACACCGGCAACACCGCGTACAGCACCGGCACATTGCGCAGTTTTACCGAGTCACAGGTCAAGGACGTGCTGCAGAAGGTGTACACCGCTGGCGGCGAGCCCGACACCATCATGTTGCCCCCAGCGCTCAAGCAGACCTTTAGCGGCTTCACCGGCAACTCCACGCGCATGGACAAGAGCGAGGACGCCAAGCTGTATTCTAGTGTTGACTTCTACGTCTCGGACTTCGGCACGCTGCAGTGCGTACCAAACCGTTTCATGGCCACGCGCGACGTTTTCGTGATCGACTCGAGCAAGCTGGCGATTGCCTACCTTCGCCCGTTCGCGTCGATGGAGCTCGCCAAGGCCGGTGACGCCGACCTGCGCGAGATCATCGTCGAGTGGTGCATGGAGGCGCGCGCCCCGAAAGCCCTGGGCGCGATCTACGACGTGCAGTGATTGATCTGATGGGGCCTCGGCCCCGTCTCTCACTTCCAAAAAAAGGAAACAGACATGTCAGTAGACATCAGACAGGGGGCCGACGGCTCTCTTGAACTTGTTGGCGACCAAGACTCCACCCGCAACCCGACGGCGGGCCTGGGCTGGATCACGGCGTCCATCAACTACAACGTGCCAGCCGCCGATGCGTCGTTTTTCGTCTCTGATCGCGCGTATGTCGTCAAGGGCATCCGTGGGGTGAACGACGTTATCGGCACGGGTGGCGCGTGTACGGCTGTGATCCGCAAGGTCGCATCAGGTACTGCGCTTGCGTCCGGTGTTGCTTTGCATTCGGGGTCATACAACCTCGTCGGCACGGCGGCGACGAATCAGACGCTCACGCTCTCCACGACGGCGAGTGATCTGGTCATCCCGGCAGGCACGCGCCTGGCGATCGACTACACCGGCACCGCGACGTCGGCCATCGGCGCCGTCACGGTCACGCTGGCGCCGGCTTGACAGCTGTTCGCCGATAGCCCAGGCCCGCCTAGCGCGGGCTTTTTTACGTCTGGAACAAGCACATGGCACAGATCTACAACGGCGCCTTTGTGGTCGTCACGGCAGCCAGCACGATCGCCGCGACAGGGGCTGCGTCGGCCCGCGTCGTGATCCCGGTCAACGGCAGCGGTAACAAGCCGAACTTTTTGCGCATCGCGGCACGGAACGAATGCTATGTCGCCATCGGCGATTCGAGTGTTGCAGCTGTGAATACCGTTGGCGCGACGGGCAGCATCCTGGTGCAGCCGGCCGACGCGGTGACGATCCAAGTACCCAAAGGCGCCACGCACGTTGCGCATATCCAGGGCTCGGCAGTTGGGCAGGTCTGCTACACCCCGCTGGACAACTCGTGATGCGCTCGACCATCCACCATCCCGGCGGCGTGTCGACAACCATCGCGGTCGAGGATGGTCACCTGATCCACGGCACGTCGCAAGACTGCAACTCGATCGCCGACAACGCCAAGATGCTGCACAACAGCGGCGCCCACGGCAGTGCAGACCTCAAGCACGCCGCCCGCGTGCCCTTTGTGATGGTTGAGAAATACCTCAACGACAACCACCTGACGATGCAGGAGCTCGCCAAGAGCCAGGCGCACCAAAAGCGCCTGCTCGGCGACCCGGCGATCGCGCACTTCCGGATCTGGAAAGGTCAGGTCTAAGTCATGGCGCTGGCCACCTACACCGACCTGCAGGCCAGTGTGTCGGCGTGGCTGCACCGCAGCGACCTGACCGCGCTGATCCCCGATTTTGTGGCGCTGGCCGAGTCGCGCATCGCGCGCGACCTGCGCATCAGGCGCCAGGTGGTGACCGTGCCGATCTCGACCGTCGCCAACAACCAGGCCATCGCGCTGCCGACGGGTTTTCTCGAGATCGAGAACATCACCATCTCCAGCACCTCGCCCGCGACCACGCTGTCGGTGGTGACGCCAGAGATTCTGGACCGCCTCTACCCTGATGGCTACAACCCCGGACAGCCTGTGGTCTACACGCTGCTGGGCGACACGATCTTGCTGGGGCCAACGCCAAATGCGATCTACACCGTGTCGCTGGACTATTACAAGCGGCTCGATGCGCTGTCGGTCACGCCGACGAATTGGTTGCTGACCAACTACCCAGCCGTCTACCTGGCGTCCACGCTGGTCGAGGCGGCGCTGTACACGCAGGACGAGGCCGCAGTGGCGACCTGGGACGCGCGCTACCAGGCCGAGGTCGGCGGCGTGCAGAAACAAGATGACGCGGCTTTGCGCAGCGGGTCGTTGATGCGCGTTCGCGCAATGTAATCAATTCAGGAGGTTTTATGGCAAATCAGTCCGGCACGATCACCAGCACCGAAGGCTGGCGCAGCATCCACAGCACGCCCAACGATTCGATCACTTTCACGGTCGTCTCGGGCACGTTCTCGGTCGAGTACCCGGTCGGCACGCTGGCGATCAGCGGCGCGACGTCGACGCAGACGCTGACGCTGACCAATGGCGGCCAGATGCGGGTGGCGGTGACGGCCGGGTCGCTGACTTATGCGCTGACGGATGGCGCCGACAGCTACTCGCTCACGCAGGCCGAGGTCGCCGCGACGCAGGCGTCGTACAACGCCGGCGCCGGCCGCCTGGCCACCGCGCACAGCAGGTATTTCACTCACTTGTACGCCGGCGACCAGTTGCCAGACGACGACAAGGTCTACGACATCAGCGGCGCGCAAGGCCACGCAGTGCGCGAGACAGACCTGTCTGTCGCTGCGCTGTGGACGACGGCATCGGGCTATTTTTCGACGCTCAACCCGACCACCACGCCGGGCGAGGAGCTGCGCCGCCTCAAGCTGCCGCCGCTCAATTGGGATTGGCGGGGCGGCGAGTCGTTGTTTATTTGGTGGCTGGGCAAAGCGACCCAGGAAGCCGCGAGCTGCTCGATCCTGTCGAACAACATCGGCGGCACCACCGAGGCGGGGTTCCGAATTCGAGTGGTTACATCCACGGGCAAGCTGGTGTTTTACGCCCAGGAAACCAATGCCGATGGCGGCGAATTCATCAACCCGACGGCCACCACGCTGGCCCCGTTTCTGGG